TCATACGTTTTGTGATCAACTTCATGAAGCGACATTTGCGCTGCTTGCAAACTATAGCAGCTTTGGGGACTATATGTCTTCATGTTCGGAATTTGATGATGTAAACTTTTCAGTACAATCTGGAGAGGGTCTTAATATGGACCCTACATCCACTACCGATGGAGGTCAGGAGCAGAATGTTGGATTTTCAGATCCACCTAATAATGTTATCTTGTCCATCCCTCATGACATGAGTAAAGTTAAGGTTGATACCTCACAGAATGTTGAATTGGGAGATTTTCTGAAACGTCCTGTCCAAATCTTTAACAAGACTTGGGCAATCGGCGATACTATAGACCTTGATAGTTTCGAACCATGGCACTTATTTTTTAATAAGACGTCCATAAAGAAGAAGTTAGATAATTATTATCTATTGCGTTGTAATTTACATTTGAAATTCATTATAAATGCATCGCCTTTTTATTATGGTTGCTGTATAGTCGGCTATCAACCTCTAACATCTTTCAATCCTGCACCTCTGGTAATATCTAGTGCTGATAAGTTAGAAAATATATGTTTGTCGCAAAGACCACATATTTATATCTATCCACAGGATAGCCAGGGAGGTGAAATGGTTTTACCTTTTCTTTTCCATAAGAATTGGTTGAATGCTACTGATGCATCAGAACTTCAGGACATGGGGACTATCCAAATGAACAGTTTTGCACCTTTGCTTAACGCTAATGGCTTGACATCCGATTCTATTGAGATAGTGTGTTACGCATGGGCTGAAGATGTTGAAATTTCTGGTCCTACTGTTTCTTTAGCAGTTCAAAGTGATGAGTATTCACATGCTGGTGCAGTATCCAAGCCAGCTTCGGCTATAGCACGAGCTGCTGGTCATTTATCTGATCTTCCCGTGATTGGTCCATTTGCTACAGCTACTTCTTATGCAGCAGGTGCTGTAGCAGATATAGCTTCTCTATTTGGTTATACTAATGTACCTGTGATCGATGACGTTCATGCTTTTAAGAGTAAACCTTTTCCTAATATGGCCTCTACCGATATTGGTACGCCTGTAGAAAAACTTTCTCTTGACGCTAAGAATGAATTGACTGTAGATCCTTCAGTTTCTGGGGCTAATGTGAATGATGAACTTATGCTCAGTGATTTTGTTCAACGTGAATCTTTTCTTTACAGCAATGATTGGCTTGCTTCAGACACTCTCAATACTAGTCTAATGTATTGTAAAGTATCTCCACATCTGGTTCGCCATGAGAATGGAACCCATCAGAAGATTGTTTGGTCGACACCAATGGCTCATGCTGCTTCATGTTTCAAATATTGGCGTGGCGATATAACATTTCGTTTGAAATTTATCTGCACAAAATATCATCGAGGTAGAGTACGGATCAATTGGGATCCTTTTGGCGATATCGGAACGACAGGTGATTACACCACTGAGACCTACACGAAAATTGTAGATATTCAGGAAGAAACCGATGTTTCATTTACCATTCCATATACTCAAGCGACTGCTTTTCTAGAAGTACCGACTAATTATACTAACGAGATTACTAGTGCTTCTACTAGTACATCTAAGCTTGGTTTAAATTATAACGGTATTGTTACTGTGCGTGTACTTAATAAGCAGTCTAGTCCAGTGGCGAGTGCTAATATCAAAATGTTAGTATTCGCTAAAGGTTGTGATAATCTGGAATTTGGTGGTCCAAGAGAGATTAGTAATTTGATCTCACCCTATGCTGTTCAATCTGGTGAATTAGATCAAGAAACTAGTGAGTTCAATATGGGTATTAAAGAATCTACAGCTGATCCTAATATTAACTTGGTTTATATGGGCGAATCATGTGTCTCTTTGAGACAATTGATGCGCCGCCAAGTGGGATATATGCGGATAGCTTCCAATAATAATACTACAACTGAGTACCATGTTACATCAGCTTCTACATTATCTAGAAGTCCTTTATATCCTGGTTTTGATTCTACTGGTTTGACTACAGCTATTGGCTTGTCATCAACCACTAGTAAACCATATAATTGGGTTAATTGGAATTATGCAACATGGTTTTCAACATGTTTTGTTGGATCGAGAGGTTCTTATATATATAATTTGAATTCTAGTTATATTGATGGTGTTGATTCTGTAACTATATCACGAGCTGAACAAGTACACACATCAACACAATATATGATTCAGAATAATGATCTACCATTAACAAATCGTAATGATTTTGTTCGTCGATTTTGTGATACTTCGGACAGTGTTGTCACAGGTCTTGCTGGATTGACCTTAACAAATCAGCGATCGCAGGCAGGGTTGAGTGCTCTTCTTCCAATGTATAGTCGTTACAAGTTTTTATCAAACAATGTACTGTCACGTACGGAAGGTGATACTCTCGATGGCACCGATTTAGATGCTTTTAAAGTAACTTCAGTAAGTAATAGTTACACTGGGGTAAACTCTAAATGGTTATACCATGACTTGTATTGCAGTATTGGAACGGACTTTAGTCTGATATTTTTCCTTAATGCACCGGTTCTATTTCACTACAATTCAATGCCAACTGCGGTTTAAATGAGTGTATACACTCCCTTGAGAAAGGATAAATCTAATTACCAAAAAGTGGTGGTCGATGCCACTTCTCTCGTCGTAGAGTTTTTATCCC